GGCTACTGGGTCGGCGAGGGCAAGGCCAAGCCGCTGACCTCGCTGAACTTCACGCGCACGACACTGGCGCCTCTCAAGGTCGCCAATATCTGCGCCGTGACCGACGAGTGCGTGCGCTCGAGCGCGCCGAAAGCTGACGCTATCATCCGCGATAGCCTGGTGGCGGCGCTGCGCGAGCGGCTCGACACCGATTTCATCACGCCGTCAAAGACGGCGGTGACGAACGTGTCGCCGGCCTCGATCACCAACGGTGCGCCGTCGATCGTATCGTCCGGTGATGATGCCGATGCCGTGCGGCTCGATGTCCGGTCGCTGCTGGCGAAGTTCATGAGCTACAACAACCCGCCGTCGAGCGGGGTGTGGATCATGGGCTCGACTTGTGCGGGCGGCCTGGCGGCGATGACCAACCCGCTCGGGCAACCCGAGTTCGGTTCGGTCACTCCGACCGGCGGCTCGTTGTTCGGCATGCCGATCATCGTCAGCGACTTCGTTCCGGCCGCTGTCGTGGTGCTCGTCAACGCCTCGGATATTTACATGGCGGACGATGGCGAGTTTCAGGTCGACGCCAGCCGCGAGGCCTCGCTCGAGATGTCGGACGCGCCGGCGCACGACTCGATCACGCCGACGGGTGCGACCTCGCTAGTATCGATGTTTCAAACGAACACGGTCGCGATCAGGGCCGAGCGCATCATCAACTGGCTGCGGCGCCGCACCGGCTCGGTGGCGTATCTGACCAGCGCCGACTGGGGCGGCCCGGTTCACACTGCGTAACACGTCGCCTTGACGAGGGCGGGCACGCCTCCGCTCGCCCTCGCCCTTTCGAGGTTTCCCATGCGAACAATGAAACTGATGGCGGTTAAGCCGCACAGGTATGGTACGCGCCATTTGACTGCCGGCGAGGAATACGAGGCGCCAATCCGCGAGGCGGTGGCGATGGTCGCCGCCAGGAAGGCAAAGCCAATCAAGGGCACGGCCAAGCCTGCGCCGGCCAGGCCGGAACCCGAGCCCGACGAACCGCCGAGCCTCGACAATCTGCGCCTGCAGGCCACGCAGCTCGGCATCAATGTCGACGGCCGCTGGGGCGTGCATCGGCTGCAGCAGGAAATCGCGCAAGCGACGAGGGCCTGATGCGGATCTTCGGCCTGCCGATCCCGTTCACCGGCGAGAAGGCGAAGGCGCTCAACAGCGTGTCGCTGGGCAGCGGCGGCTGGTATCCCATCATCCGCGAGCCGTTCACCGGCGCGTGGCAGCGCAATATGGAGATCAACGTCGACACGGCGTCGAGCTTCCACGCCGACTTTGCATGCAAGACCTTGATCGCCAGGGACATCGCAAAACTTCGGGTGAAGCTCGCCGAGAAAGACGAGAACGATATCTGGTCCGAAGTCACAAACCCCGCTTTTAGCCCAGTGCTGCGCATCCCGAATAGCTATCAGACCAGAAACCAGTTCTGGGAAAGCTGGGTGCTCTCGAAACTAAGCCGCGGCAATACCTATGTTCTCAAGGTGCGCGATGCGCGCAATGTCGTCACCGAGCTGCACGTGCTCGATCCCGACCGGGTGCATCCGCTGGTGTCCGATGACGGCTCGGTGTTCTATCGCCTCAACAGCGACAACCTCGCCGGCCTCGCCACCGAGATCGTGGTGCCGGCACGCGAGATCATCCACGACCGGTTCAATTGCCTGTTTCATCCGCTGGTCGGCACGCCGCCAGTGTTCGCCAGCGGGCTTTCATCCATGCTTGGCCTCAACGCGCAGAAGGCCTCGGCGCTCTTGTTCGAGAACTCCTCGACCCCTGGCGGCCTGCTCACTGCACCGGGCGAGATCAGCGAAGTCGAGGAGAAGCGCATCAAGGAGGCGTGGGAACAGCGATTCTCGCGCGTCAACCTCGGGCGCGTGGCGGTGCTTTCGGGCGGCATGAAATACGAAAAGCTGCCCATGACGAATGTCGAAGTGCAGATGATCGAGAACCTGAAATGGTCGGCCGAGGTCGTCTGCAGTGTATACCATGTGCCGCCGTACAAGGTCGGCGTCGGCGCCCTGCCCTCCTACAACAACGTGCAGGCGCTTAATATAGAGTACTATTCGCAGGGCTTGCAGTCACACATCGAGGAGATCGAGGAGCTGCTCGACGCCGCGCTCGGCATCGGCTGGGGCACCGGCATGGGAACCGAGTTCGATACCGAGAACTTGCTGCGCATGGATAGCATCACGCTGACCACGACCATCCGCGATGCGGTCGGCGCCGGCGTGATGAGCCCGAACGAGGGCCGCGCCAAGTTCGATCTTAAGCCGGTCGAGGGCGGCGAGTCGCCCTATCTGCAGCAGCAGAACTACAGCTTGGCCGCGCTGGCCAAGCGCGATGCGCAGGAAGATCCGTTTGCGCCGGCCAAGCCACCCGCGGCGCCGGCACCGGCAGACGCAAAGCCGCAAGAGCAACCGCAGCCCGATCCGCAGAAGCAATTTGCGCCGCCCGAGCTGGCGGCGGAAATCGCCGCCGCGGTGCGCTTGCTGCACGAGTCGCCGGCGCTCGCGTAAATGGCGCAGCAGATCATTGCCATCGATGAGCTGCCGGACAACGATGCGATCCGCATCTCGTTCGACAAGTGCAATGAGAATTTCACCGAGCTTTACGAGGATGTTGATCGGCTAGACGAGCGCATCGATCGCCTGCGCATCCCTGCGGGCGGTGGCGGCGGCGGAAGTGGCGAAGGTGGTGGCGAGCAAGGGCCGCCAGGACCACCTGGGCCGGCGGGACCGGAAGGACCAACCGGGCCGGCGGGCGCCGACGGTGCGGCCGGGCCGCAAGGACCGCAAGGCGATCCGGGACCGGCGGGATCGACCGGCCCGCCGGGACCACAAGGCAACACCGGATCTCAGGGGCCGCAAGGGCCAATCGGCCCGACGGGCAATACCGGTCCGCAAGGACCGCCCGGCGTTGTCACCGCGAGCCCGCCGCTGTCCTTCAACTCGGGCACGGGTGCGATATCGATCGATCTGTCGGCCTATGCGCCGCTGGCCTCGCCCACCTTCACCGGCGACCCGAAAGCACCGACGCCGGCCACCGCCGACAATGACACCTCGATCGCGACGACTGCCTACGTCCAGGCCAACCTCACACCGGCGGCCATCCAGGCTCTGCTCGGTTACGCCGAGGGCACTTGGACGCCGACAGTAACATTTGCCACACCGGGCGATCTCAGCGTCGTCTATAGCGCACGCACTGGCATCTACACCAAGGTCGGACGCCTGGTGATGGTGCAATTCGACATCGGGACAACAACGTTTACATTCTCGACAGCAGCGGGAAATTTCATAATCAGCGGGCTGCCGTTCGCCAGTGCAAGTGGTTTTTTTCGCGGCTCGGGGGCATTTCCGCACTTTACCGGCTTCACAACCTTCACTGTCGCCGGCAGCACAATGATTGTTCCGCGCATTGATCCCGGCGCAACAACAATGTTGCTGACGCAATGGGGAACAAACGGCACTTCATTTGCAGGCGTGTCTAATTTCACCAGCGGTACCAACCTCGTCATCCGTGGGTTTGCAATCTATACCGTATAGGACGGCGACTCTGCTGGGGTCGCCTTTGCGCATGAGAACGCCCGCCGGCACGCGCCGTGCGGCCTCATCATCGCGAGCGTGGTGCACGCGATAGTTCGCGGGGTTGAGATCGCCGCGGGCGATCGCTCCCCCTTCCTGTGCTGCCTGGATGAGCCGCTTGCCGAGCTTGCTCACTGTCGTTGCCTCCTGCGTGCGCGGTAGGTCCGCGCGTAGTCCCTAATAGCAGTCATGCACGGTGCAACTGAATGTCGGAATTGGCGGCGCGCTGCTGCCGATGATGAAGCCGGCCAGCAATAGCAACCACGCAATAGCGGCGGCCGTCCAAATGGCGCGCATCTAGGCACCATATCGCATTCCAGCATCTGAGGCCAACAGCAATGCCCAGCCCCGGCGAAGATATCCCTGCGCCGCAATACACGCTGCATGAAGGCCTGCGCGCCGCTCTCGATCTGGGCCAGCGTGCACTGGCCGAGATCCGCGCGCTCGCGCGACTGCCGGGGCCACGGGGCGAGCCGGGACCGGAAGGCAAGTGCGGGCCGGCTGGCGAGAAGGGCGAGAAGGGCGATGCCGGCGCCAAGGGCGAACCTGGCCGCAATGCTTCCGATCTCAACTACCTGCAGAACTATGCCGGCGAGCAAGTTGCGCGCGCGCTCAAGACCGCGACGGTCACGACGCCGGACGGTGGCCGCACCCTGCGCTGGACGATCGGCGACACCGTGCACGAGATCAAGACCGCGCTGGTGCTCGACGCCGGCGTCTGGAAAGAGGGCCAAACCTATGTGCCCGGCGATGCCGTCACGCTGGGCGGCTCGCTGTTCATCGCGCAGGCCTCGACCACCGCCAAGCCTGGCAAGTCGCAGGATTGGCGCCTCGCCGTCAGGCGCGGCACCGATGGCAGGGATGCTCGCTGATGCACGCCATCCTCGATATCCTCGACGGCACCGACGCCTCGGTCGATCTGATCAGCCTGGACGATCTCAAGCTCGCGCTCGGCATCGAGGGCACCGACGAGGACGCCACGCTGCAGGCGCAGATCACGTTCCAGTCACGCATCATTGCGGAGTATTGCAATCGCCGGCTGGCGCGCGCCGAGGCGCTGGAAACCTTCACCTTCGATCCCGGCGAGATCCTGCCGGTGCGGCAGGCCTTGACCTTGTCG